CATCGGGATCCGAAGTGGCCGTTCTTCGGGTTCGCGCCCGGCGACTACATGGGCAAGTGCCATGATTGCGCTGAACACTGCACGGGGATGGACAAGCGGGCGTTCCGCTGCCTCCCCTGCGCCATGGATTTTGCGACGGCTTCTGCTGGCGCGGGACGTGAGACGATCCAGCGGCTTGAGCATGAAAACAAGATCCTGCGGTCGGCGATCGCGATTGTGCGTGACGATGTGAAGATCGACATCGAGGACGGGATGTCGCCGTTTGATCTGTCGAGCGTGATCGTCACCTGATCCCTGTGCTTTGCCGCGATCGTCTGCGGCGGGGATCATGCCGTCATCTCAAGCGATGGAGACACGAGATGGGAAAGTTCAGGAAAAAGCCGGTTGTAATCGATGCCCACCAGTTCAACGCGGATGCTGTCGCGGACGGCGCGCCGGACTGGTTCATGGAAGCGCTGAGTTCTGACACCCTCTGCCTCGCCGCCGATGACTGCTGGTACATCCAGACGCTCGAAAGTGGTGGGCTTGCTGCGAAGCATCTGGTCACGCAAGGCGACTGGATAATTCGCGGGGTTCAAGGCGAACTCTACCCGTGCAAGCCTGATATCTTCGCGGCGACCTACGAACCGGCAGACTGATGCTCCAAGTGATCGAGCCGGATCGGCCGGCAGAGCTTCCCAAGATCCAGACCGACGCGGACGGTCGGAAGGTCTACCGTCCCGACGGCGAAGTGTTGCGCGATTTCCTGCGCTGCCGGCAGCATGTTTCGATTATTCGTGGTTCGATCGGTTCTGGCACTTCCACGGCCTGCATCATGAAGATGTGGGCGATCAGCTGCGAGCAGCGGAAGAACGAGGACGGCATCAGGAAGACGCGCTGGGCCGTGGTGCGCAACACGTTCCCGGATCTGAAGAATACCACGGTGAAGTCCTGGCTTGATTGGTTTCCGGAGGAGATGTACGGGCGGTTTTATTGGGATCGGCCATTCCGGCACATGATCCGCGTCGGCGACGTGGAAATTGAAATCATCTTCCTCGCTCTCGATAGCGAAGACGATATTCGGAAGCTGCGATCGTTCGAGTTCACAGGGATCTGGTTCAACGAGCTCGAATTCATCGATAAGGCGATCGTCGACGAGGCAGAATCCCGAACCGGCCGATATCCGGCAGTGAAGGACGGGGGCGCGACATGGGATGGTGTCATCGCCGACATGAACGCGCCTCGGGAAGATCATTGGGTCCCGCTGATGATGGGCGAGGTCCCGCTTCCCGACGACTGGACGGAAGAGGAGCGTCTCGCCTACCAGAAGCCGGACACCTGGGCCTATCATGTCCAGCCGGCGGCCATGCTTGAGGTGAAGAATGCGGCCGGCCAGTTGCTTGGCTACCGAATGAACCCGAAGGCAGAGAACACGAAATGGCTGAAGCCTGGGTATTATGCCGAGAAGATCAAGGGGAAATCGAAGCAGTGGATCGATAGCCGCGTTCTGAACAAGATCACGGTTTTCGTCGATGGAAAGCCTGTCTGGCAGCAGTTCAATGAGGATAGTCACGTTTCCCGTGAGCCTCTTGAGCCTATTCCTGGCTGGCCGGTCTATGTCGGGCTCGATTTCGGGCGCAATCCGGCGTGCGTCGTCGGGCAGCTCGTCAACAACAGGTGGATCATCTTCGCAGAGCGGGCCGCTCGGGATGCCGGCGCATCGATTTTCGCACCCCTTGTGAAGCAGTTGCTCGATCAGCGTCTCGGGGAATGGCAGCCGGCGGCGCGTCATAGTGGTTTTCATGGTTTCCAGGTTGAGTTCTTCGGCGATCCGAAGGGTGAGGATGGAACTCAATCAGATGAAACGACGGCCTATGATGTTTTCCGCAACTTCGGAATGCCGGTTCGCCCGGCACCGGTGAAGAACAACCATATCCAGACCCGGATCGAAGCCGTTGAATATGCCATGATCACGATGGTTAACGGGAATCCGCGGTTCCTGATCTGCGGATCGAATTGCCGGACGCTGAAAGTGGCGTGTGCCGGCGGATATCACTTCGCCCGCATCAAGGGAACCTCTCGGCATAAGGAAGCTCCGGAGAAGGATCGGTATTCCGACATCGCAGACGCCTGCCAATACATGGTTCTGGGCGCCGGTGAAGGCCGTGCCGTGGTTGGGGGTAGCCATCAGGGCCGCAAGGGACCGGTCGACATCAAGGTCAGCAAAAAATCGAGGCGGCGCGGTGGATTCTAGCGATTACAGGGGCGGATTGCCGCTCGATCAGTGCGAACCGAAGGAATGGTTCGTCGTTTTCCACGACAAGACCCAGAAATGGTGGGTCGACTGGCTTGCCTGGGGGCGTTTCAAGCATGTCAGCGTGTTCGGTAAGGTCGAACGGTCCGGATCGTGGGTTTTCTACGATTTCCATACGGATCGTGCTCATGTGATGGTTATCGGAGATTGGGAGGCTGATATCGCCATCGGATATTACTCGATGTGCGGGACAGTGGTGCGCTTCCCTCGCCTGTTGTCGGACCGCGACAGGTTCAATTTGAGGCCGGGCCTTTGGTGTGTGCCAGCCGTAGCTCACATCATCGGACTTCGCACCTGTGCTTTGCGGCCTGATGCCCTTTACCGCCAATGTCTCGCTAAAGGCGGCGAAATCATAGGCTCGGAAGGACGCGGAGATGATCAAAACTCCGAAGATGGAAAAAGATCCTGAACTGGAGCGCCAGAAGCAGGCAGCGGCTCATGAAAAGATCAACACGATACAGGACAGGCTCGGAACGGAAACCGATGCAGCGCTGCGCTACTTCGGCAGTCGGCGCGCCTTGATCGGCGGCGGAACCACCCGCGCGGTCCGGACGATGTAACCCGACATGGCGATTTCGAAGCCAGTCATTCCGAAGGAAGAGCCTCCGCCAATTGACGAAAGTCTTGCTGCGGAGGCTTATGCACGCCTGAAGGAAGCAAGGGCTCAGAAGAACGAGGTCGAGAAGGACCTTCAGGAAGCATATTTCTTTACCCGGCCACGCCTCAGCTATCAGGTCTCCTCGACGGTTCGAAAGACCACGAGGAAGGATCAGGAAGTCGATGATCTCGCGACCGGGATCGGGTCGGAAGTCTCCGAGGATTTCGCGACGGAAGCGATTGCTGCGTTCTTCCCGCAGGGAACTGATTGGGTCGAGTCGACAATCGATGAGTCTGAGGTCGTAGACCTTAAGCCGGAGGAAGTCGCCGATCTCCAGTCGGAGGCCAGGGGACGCAATACGATCATCTTCTCCGCGATCCGCTCCTCGAATTTCGAGTCAGAGCTCGGAAGCTGCCTTGATCCTCATCTTGCCGTCGGTACCGTCGCATTCTGGATCGACAAGCCTTACAACACCCGTCCGATCAATACCCAGCATGTCCCGGCGCGAGAGCTTGAATTCAACGTTGAGGCGGATGGATCGGTTGGTGACAGGTTTCGCGTTCGCTGGGTGAAGGGATCGAAACTGAAATCGGTTCTGCCGGATGTGACGCTGCCTGAAAAGGTTCAGCGGAAGATAAAGGCCGAGAAGAACTGCACCATCGAAGTGGTGTGGTGCTTCTGGCGGGACTGGTCCGAGCCGGAAAACGACAAATGGAAGCACGTTCTCCTCGTCGAGAAGGTCGCCGTTCATCAGCAGTCATTCGAAGGCGAGGGTTGCTTGCCGCTGATTATCGCCAGAATTTCGCCGGATAGCGAATATGCGTGGGGTAATGGCCCGTCGATCAAGGCACTTCAGGAGTATCGTGTTCTCGATGTGATTACGGCGGCAACGCAGGATCGCGTCGACATCGCGATTGCTCCACCGATCAGTTATCCCGACGACGGGGTCATGGATTTCGAGGGTGGGATCGAGGCCGGCAAGGCTTACCCATCCCGCCCCGGTTCCGGCCGCGATATCGCCAAGCTCTATTTCGAGGGCGATCCGGATCTCGGGTTCTATACCGCCGAAGACCTTGAAAGGAAGATTCGCCGGAAGCACTTCGCCGACTACCCGGAGCAGAAGGGAGACACCCCGCCGACTGCGACGCAGTGGATCGACGAGATGATGAAGGCGCAGCGCCGTATCGGGACGCCCGGAAAGAAGTTCTGGCGGGAAGGGCCGTATGCGATTTACCGCCGTTTCGAATGGCTCCTTGAGAAGGACGGAAAGATTGCCGATATCACCGTCAATGGCCGGAAGCTTTCGCTCGTTCCGAACAATCCGGCGACCCAGGCCGCCGACAACCAGAAGCTCCAGACTGGAGTCCAGGTCCTCGGGCTCGTGAAGAGCTACTTCCCGGAAACGGCAGCGGCAGCGGTCGACGAGCGCGCTACGATCGACAACATGAAGCGTCTCGCGAAGGACGAGGTTGTCGTCTTGCGCGATGCCGCCCAGACGCAGGAGCTGCTTCAGACTGTTCTCGGCGCCGCGCAAGAGGCCGGCGTGATACCGAATGGTGGGCAGCAATGAAGATCTCCGACGAAGACCTCCGCCATTCCGTTCTGTGGTTTTCCAGACAGCCTGAAAGTGCGCCGTTTTTCGCGTTTCTGGATTCCGTCCTGACCTCCATTGGGCCGGTTGATGACACCTGTGCTTTGCACCGTCACGAGGCTCGCCGCACATTTGCGGCCGATCTGATAGCGATGGCAGAGGCGGAAAAGCGCGATGGACACGAAGACGAAGTTGAACGGCGAAATGGATCACGGATTGCAGCACGAAAATCGCGAAGGCACGGCCCGGCTGGCCGGTAGCTTCGGCGCGTGGGTGGCGTCCTCTCCGTTTGGACCGCGCATCATGTTCGCTCCCCCGGATGCAGGCGGTGCAGGTGGCGGTGATGCTGGCGCTGGTGGCAACGGGTCCGGTTCTGGTGAACAGAACGGTTCCGGCTCCAATAATGCAGGCAGCGACTCAGGTACCGGCGACACGCTGGTCCGTCCCGACTATATCCCCGAGAACTGGTGGGACACTGACAAGGGATTCAAGGCCGACGATCTCAATGCCCTGACCGCGTTCAAGGCGGAACACGATGCCAATATGGCCCAGGTTCCGGAAAAGGCGGACGGCTACAAGGTCGAGCTGCCGACCGAATTCCAGTTGCCGGAAGGCTTCAAGCTGGATGACGGCCAGTCCGTTGCGGATCTGATTGATCCGAATGATCCACGCATCGTCGCCGCCCGCGATTTCGCGCATGCCAACAACATGAGCCAGACGCAGTTCTCCGAACTGATCGCAACCGGTGTCCAGATGGATATCGCGGAGCAGACGCGGCTCAATGAAGCCGTGCAACAGCAGGTCGAGAAGCTCGGCCCGAAAGCGCAGGAGCGTATCGGATCTGTGAAGACGTGGATCGGTGCGAAACTGCCAGCCGCTCAGGCTGAGGCGCTGACATCGATGATGTTCACGTCAACCCAGATTGAAGCTTTCGAGTCGCTGATGCGGCTCAACAGGGGTGCTGTGCCGGGGAATCCCGGAGCAGGTCGCGATATCGGCAGAACTGAACTCTCGGATGACGAATGGTCGAAAATGACCGACGCACAAAGAATCGATTACGCCCGTCAGCACTCGAAGAAATGACGGCCTCTAAGGAGCCCTTGAAATGCCTGATATTATGACGCTTCCCGAATACGCAAAGGGCCTCGAAAAGACCGCCCTTGAGCGCCCACTCATCGAAGCATTTGCAGCGGAATCCGATATCCTCTCGGCCCTCCCGTTCGATACCTTCCAGGGCGCAGCCTATGAAGGCTATCGCGAGACCGACATCGGTACTGCCGGCTTCCGCGCCATCAATGAAGGCGCCGGCTCGTCTCAGGGCAAGATCGCTCCGTTCCAGGAAACGAGCTTCCCGATCGATACCATCCTCAAGGTCGACAAGGCCATCCTTCGCCGTCATGGCGAAAGCCGCCGTGCTCGCGAGGAGGCCATGCAGATGAAGGCACAGGCCCGACTCTTCACGGATACCTTCATCGGCGGCGACAACGTGTCGAACCCGAAGGAGTTCAACGGGCTGAAGGCACGGTGCACCATTTCCAAGGGCCGGCGCATCAGCAATTCCGCTGCCTCCGGCGGCGCTGCACTGTCGCTCGGCGCGCTTGACGAGGCGATCGACAACACGCGTAACCCGACGCATATCCTGATGTCGCGCAAGATGAAACTTCGTTTCATCGCCGCGATGAGGAATACCGCGATTTCCGGTTACATCATGCAGACCAGAGACGGTGTGGGCAAACCCGTACTGTCCTACGCGGATCTTCCGATCCTGAGCGGCTATCCGAAGGATCGCCACACCACGATCCTTCCTTTCGATGAGGTCGCAAGCGGCGGCGGATCGGCTGTCACCGGCTCCATCTTCGTACTGTCTCTGATGGATGGCGGCCTGAAGGGTATCCAGCTCACGCCGATGAGCGCCCGCGATATGGGCCTTCTCGAAGATGCGGTGAATTGGGGCACCAATGTCGAATGGGATGTCGGCATCGTTGATGACGGCGACTATTGTGCGACCCGTCTCGACTCCATCACGGATGCGGCGATCGTCGCCTGACGCAACTTTGACCCGCGAAGAAGCGGGTCTTTTCTCAACAGGAGATCGGACCAATGGGTCAGAGAGTTTACAATCAGGATCTTGAACTGATCCTTGCAGATGGCGCTGCCGCGATCACCGCTGATGGTGTCACTCAGGTGGCTTCGGCGGCCGCTTACAAGAAGGTTGGCCCCGGCCGCTTCGAGGGTGTTCTCATCATCGATGTTTCGGCGATCGATATCGTAGGCAATGACGAGGCCTATCACCTGCTATTGCAGGGGGCAGCGAGCGGAGATGACGCTTTTACCACCGTCGAAACACTTGCGCAGATCACGCTGGGCGCCACCGAAGTTCGTCCTGGTGGTGCAGTCGACTCCGTGATTGGCCGGTACGAAATCCCGTTCACGACTGAACAGCATGATACAGTCTATGACTGGGTTCGGCTGTATGTCGATGTTGCCGGAGTGAGTGCGTCGATCACCCTCAAGGCCTGGATTGCCGAGCGCTACTAAGCGCTCGGTCCCACCCATTTTTGAAACAGCGATGGAGAGAAGACAATGCCTGAGAAGATGACGATTTACAGGGTCACTGGCGAGAAGGCGAAGATGGATGCCATCGACGCGCGCCAAACCATGCAGGCGCATCCGAACGACTGGTTCCCGACGGCTGCAGCCGCGAAGGAAGCTGCTCCGAAGAAGGAAGAAACGGCGCCTGCACCGGCTCTTGAAGCGAAGCACCGCGGCAAGGGTTCCTATTCCATCCTCGACGCTTCCGGCTCCGAAGTGATGGAAGGCCTTTCGAAGGAAGACGCAGAAGCTTTCAACGCCCTGACGGCGGACGAAAAGGCCGAATACGTCAAGACCGAAAACAAGAGCTGAGGCTGGCTGCTCAACCATCGCGACCGGCTGGCTGAAGGACCGGGGGTGACTCGTTACACCCCCGGTTTTTATTTGCCTGCTCCTGTGCTTTGCCGTTGATCTACGATGCGGCCATTCTCCCGGCATGGATAAGCTCACCGCAAATCAGGTTCGGCATCGCCTCTCCTATGATCCTATGACTGGGGTTTTCAGGTGGAAGAACCCGCATCCCAAGTCTCCGGTGAAGCCGGGCGACATCGCCGGCACTGTAACTAAATTCGGCTACGTCGTGATCTGCGTCGATCGCCAGTACAAGATGGCTCATCAACTGGCGTGGCTGTACATGACTGGGGAGTGGCCGGATCAAGAGATCGATCATCGCGACACTGTTGGCACCAACAATGCTTGGAGAAACCTGCGGCTCGCCACCAGAACGCAGAACGCTCGCAACAAGCGGGTGCGAGCAGATAGTGTCAGCCGGCTGAAGGGCGTCACCTTCAACAGGCGAAAAGGCAAGTTCGCGGCTTACATCAAAGATGGCGGAAAGCAGCGCCACCTTGGCTATTTCAGCGACCCTTTGGCTGCACATGCAGTTTATCAACGAGAAGCTATCCGCATAGCGGGTGAGTTCGCGAGGGCTGCCTGATGGATAAACTGTCGATCCTAAACAATGCGCTCCGCGCCACCGGCAACAATACGGTCAATGTGCTCAACGATCCGTCGGAAGAGTACCAGATTGCCAATGGTGCATTCGAGCGAGCGCTTCGGGTTCTGACGGCACGGCATTCCTGGCCGTTTGCATCAACGATCGAAGAACTGGTTCGCGTGCCAGATGGCGACAACAAATCACGCCGGTATCGTGAGAACGGGTTCGCGCTCCCGGTCAACACGCTTCATGTCAAGGAGGTGTTCTGGGACACCGTTCCTCTGACCGATTATGAGATCATCGGAAACGTTCTCTCCTGCCGATATGACTCCAGCGTCTTCGCGAACGTTGTGAAGCAGGTTTCGGAAGAGAAGATCCACCCGATGGCTGAGGAGATCCTGACGCTCTATGTGGAGGAAGGGTGCCTTCAGGGCCTGAATGAGGATTTCGCGGAAGCCTCCAGACGTAAGAACAATGCTGAACTCCTGCTTCAGGAGGCGCGGCCGCATGTCGATCAGCAGAACCCGGCGCGCAATATCTACAAGTCGAAGATCGCCGCAGCCAGGAGGTCTCGCCGGGTATGAGCATTTCCGACCATGTGATCCGACAGCGCGATTTCTCAGCCGGAGAAATTGATCCCGATGCGATCCGTCGAGATGACATGGATGCGCTTCGGTTCGCGGTGCGATATGCGCGCAATGTCGTTTCAACCCATACCGGCGCCATGATCCGGCGTCCTGGCCGGCGTTTCCTGTTCGAGGAATATGGCGTTGTCATGGACTTCAAGCCGTTTGATGACATTGCCTACCGTGTCGTTTTCGTCGCCGGCGGCGTCCGCGTCAGAACAGAAAACGGGTCTCTTGTCGCATCTCTGGTGGCGCCGTGGACAGAAGCTGACCTTGATTCCCTTGTGTTCGAGGCGATGGACAATGAGATCATCGTTGCCTGGAACGGCCGAACGAAAGTGATATGGGTCGCTGAAGGAATCCTGACATGGTTGATCGAGGACTACAATTTTTCGATCGGTCTCGATGGCAAGATCCGCATGCCGTTTTACCGGTTCGAGGTCACCCAGAACATCACGATGCAGCCTTCGGCGCGAACCGGTAGCATTACCGTGACATTCTCGGCGCCAGTCTTGAGCAGCCAGCACCTGGGCGTCGTCTTCCGCTATGCCGGTCGGCAGATGCGGTTGACGTCCATCCATTCGTCAACCTTCGCCTCAGCCACCGTCATTGAAGAGCTTCCACCAACGTTCTCTGTTACTGTCGCCAGCGGTACAGGCTTCTCAATCGGACAGATTGTCGAGACTGACACGAGCAATGCCAAAGGAGAGATCACTGGTGTCGCCGGCAATGTCATCACCATGGTCGGAGTCGACAAGCTGACGACGCCGCAGGTAGATGAAACGCTTGTCGGTCCGTCTGCATCCTCGAAAATCACTGCATCGACCACGACGAGCCCAGGAGCTGCGGTTCAATGGGACGAGCAATTCATCTCGAATTATCGCGGATGGCCGCGCTCCGTTTCGAAGGATCGGGAGCGTCTGATTTTCACCAATTTCACACAGAAGAAGAACGCGATCTTCTGGCTGTCGACAGGGAACAACCGGGATGGAAACGTTGGCGCTGAAGCCGACAATGCCATGCTGGAGTTCATCACGGCGGAATGCCAGGTCTATCACGTTGTCGGCGGATATGATGAGTTCGCGGTCACAGACCAAGGGATTCTTTATATCCCTGTTTCCGTCGGTTCTCCTCTGGCGCCTGGTTCAGTTGAGTTCCGGCCGATCTTCACATCCGAGATATCCTCGATCAGGCCAATTCAGGTGACTGAAGGGTTGATCTTCGTCGATAAGTCACAGACCGGGATTTACGTGATTTCGGCTACAGGGCAGACAGCGCGTCCATACATCGCGAATGAGATAAATCGGCTTCATCGCCACCTTTTCAACGGCATAAAATCGATTGCTGCAACATCGGCAACGAAGGAATTTCCGGCGCGACAGATCTATGTTGTGAATGAAGATGGGTCGTATGTGGTCGGGCAGTTCAATCCTGATCGGGAATATATCGGCTGGCTAAAGCAGGAAGGTGCTGGTCGGGTGATCAGCGTTGCCGGCTCCTACGGCAAAGTGATGATGATGGCGAGCTACATCTTCGGCGGGATCGAATATGGAGTAGCCGAAGAGCAAGATTACAGCCTTTTCTGCGACTGTGCGAAGACGTTCGATCCGGGGGTGTCTTCCGATTTTCTACAGTTCGAAGACGGATCTCCGCTGGTGATGGAAGATGGCAGCTATCTGTCGATCGACGGACTCACGCTTGGGTTCTACGCTGGAAAGGAAGTGACGGTTTTTGCCGATGGTTTCTACTTCGGGACCATTGAAGTTCCCGTTGATGGAATTCTGTCTGGCTTCGGTGGATACAATGAAGTGACCATTGGTGTCGATTTCGAATGGTCGCTGAAGCCGCTGTTCGTGAACGTCGAGGGCGGCCAGCCGGTGGGGCAAGGCGAGCAGCGCCGCAAGATCGAAAAGATGCTGATTACCGTTCGCGGTACCCAGGAATTCCAGTGCGGTGCCCGGGTCTTCGGAAGCTATCGCGGCGGCGAAGATATGAGCCTGCCGGTTCCCGCACGCGATGAAACCTACAGGTACCGGGAAAGCGGACGCTCCTATGATCCTGAAGTCGAGATCAGGAGCACCT